CGGCAGAATCATGTGGCGGGGTGAGATAGCGCGACCCCAAAACGCGCGATAACAGACTTCCCAAAATCATTTGATTGTATCAAGTCTTGTTTGATTATCTCACCGGCGCGGCGCGGAAATTATCCCTTTTTGAGCACTTTTAACCACAAAATCACTGTCTCATCTTGAGACGGTTGGCAATGAATAAGATGATCACCACCAGGTCGATCACATAATACCCTAAATAATAGTTGCTGATTATAGTTTCTATGGTCACGGCGAGACCTCAATAATTCATAATCAAAAGCTCTTTTACGCGCTTGCTTTTATTCCCACCGCCTGCCGTGTACCTGGTATCAACCGTCTCGATTTTAAACCCTTTGTACAGGCTTCTTATTTCCGGGACATCATTAATAGACATGATAAATTTGCCTTTGAGCTTTTTCATGACGTCGCGCATCCGGAGGAAATCTTCTCGTTTGAATATATTTTTCCCATAATCACCTTCGCAGCCATAATACGGTGGATCGGCATAAAAGAGCGTCCCTGGCTTGTCATATCGCTCAAATATGACCTCATAAGGCTTGTTTTCGATATAGACCCGCGATAATCTCAAATGGATTTCCGACAATTCCTCTTCCAGCCTGAGAAGGTTGAACCTGGCAGGCCGCGTGGCATTAATATTAAATGATGGATTAAAGACCTTTGCCCCGTAACTATTCCGCAGTAGATAATAGAAGCGGACGGCGCGCTGGATATCGGTGAGCGATTCCGGCTCTTCCAGTTTGAAACGGGCAAATTCATCGCGGGAAACTAAAAGCCATTTCAGGTATTGAATAAACGCTTCCAGATGGTGTTTAACCACGCGATAGAGGGTGACCAGGTCGGTATTGATGTCGTTGATGATTTCAATTTCTGATTCCTCTTTTTTTGAAGAGCATCCAGGCGGCACCGGCAAAGACTTCGCAATAACAGGTGTGCTTGGGAATTATAGGAATGATTTTCCCGGCCAGTTGCGACTTTCCGCCCAGATACGACAAGAAACTTTTCATGCGATACCTCCACTTGTAATAATGGATTTCGCCTGCTATAAGCCGTCGTGAACGGACTGGTGGACGGTAGCAGGTCATCCTGTCTTGCGAGGTGGTATCGCATGGTTTTGGGAGTTACAGCTCCCGGAATTGCCGTCTGCCTTTCCTATCTTATATATAGAAATACTCCACTTACCGTACAGCCGTCTCCAACCTTAGTCCATGTCAGCGTGCAACCGTCAGCGTCGAGGCTCTTAATCACAGCATCCTGATAATGATTGTTGCTGTATTTTCTCATGGCAATAAATTTGGTCATCGTTGTTGTTTTTGCGTAGTCTGTTGGATTGAATGCGAACTGTAATGTGCCGTTTGTGACGCCAATACAGATGCGTTCCGGTTCTGGGTCTTCATCGAGACAAAACGCGATTATAATGGAAGGCAAGAACCCGGCTCCGATATAAGAAACCTCCCCGCTTGCATTATTAGCGCGGGAGAACGATACCAACTTAATCGCGTCACCCCATTCAGGCATGTCGCCCACAGCGTTTACGCGGAGGGATTTTCCGGCTCCGCCGATGGCCAGTTTGCCAATCATATTCGCGGCAATAGCAACGAGCATGGCACCCTTCGCGTCCAATGCTTTGCGGGCTCCATCATACCACTCCGTTTGCGTTCCTGCGCTATTCGTGCCTATATCCTGATAGACACCGCCAGGATGAAGTGCCGCAGACACTCCACTTAATTGATAATTTGTCCCATCAAAAACCACTGTAACGATTCCGCCTGCCGTGATGTCACCCGCCTGCAAATCGTCGCCATTCGAATGTTTTAAGTCTGCAACACCGGGGCCTGGGTTGAAGGTGGACGCGCCGGTGTTGGAATGGGCGGCTTTAAAGGATAGAGGTAAACCGACAATATGCCCTAATAACTCCGGTGTATATTCCGCCTCATACGCGTTCGCTTCGCCGATATCAACGGCATATCTGGCGGCATGGCTGATTTTATTAATCGCCTCTAATACCTGCGCGGTATTTGCTTTATTCGGTGTAATACCCGCGGCCTCGATGACGGCCAGTAACTCTTCCTGGACGGCATTAAACCAGTCCTGACCAGGAACTGTGGCCGGAAGTCCGGAACCGGGATTACCTTTTGAAAAATAACCCGGTGTGCCGGGAGTTTCCTGCGCTGGTATATTAAAGACTGCTGTTGATGTATCGACTCTATTCATAATTATTAACCTCCATATGTAAAGATTACTGTTGTGTGTGCCGGTTTTCTATAATTAATTAACGCTTCCAAAATCTCATTGCCCCATGATCTTAGCGGCTCGGTGCAAGGGCTCTGGCATGTCGCTTCCGTGACGGTTGTTTCGGGCGCATTAACCTGCCAGACAAAACAGTCGTCTTCATAGATTCCCTGGTCGATGGGTGTGATACAGGTATATGGCCGGAATTCCGTTATGGTGATCACAAACCCGAATGTCATGGCCAGCGCGATAAAAAAAGCCCGGCTCTGCCCGCCGATATCGGTTAATTTATCGACGACGGCCAACTGCCGTAATGCGACGGTGGCCAGTTCATCGAGCCCGCAAACACGTTCCCAGTCCGGAAGCAGCTCCAGCGTGCTTCGCGGATCGGCCTCCTCTATCAGGTCTTCAGCGCGTTTATCGATCAGCGCAAATTCCTCCGCCATTGCCAACAGCGTGGCCTTCATGACGCCCGTGTCATGACGCGGGAACACCTTGCCGGGCGGCAAAAGATTTAAAAGCGCCTGATAATAATCGTCAACCGTCATTGCCATGTAATCGTCCCCATGATTGCAATTTCGTAATCCTCGTGTTCAACATCCGCTGCCGGGCTGACCAGGACGTGATCCGTCTCGCCCGCCGCGATTGAAATGGCTTCCCGAATATGGCTGATAAGAATGTCGCCTCCCGGAATTGCATCCCTTAGAATCATATCTTCTATTTCGGCTTCCACGGCAGCTTTAACGGCGACCGTGGCCGGTGTTAACTGAATCGTCAGATCCAATTCGACCGGCGTCGGCGCATAGACTAATACATCGGCAGTCACCGGACGCTTGTAATCAATATGCGCTTGAACAGCGGCAACCGTCGTCGGAGACGGGATGATAGAGTCTTCCTGGTCGTCGCAGACAAAGGTCACGCCGACCGTGCCCAGGCCCTGATGCTGAGGATAACACCAGGCGCGCGTCACACCGGGGATTTCCAGCGCCCATGTGACATAATCAAAGGCCGCGCCTCCGTGAGGGGCCTGCCTGATGCGCGCAAGAAATCTGCCGCGCAGATCATCATCGCTTTCCTGATCGAATCCACCGGTAATTCCTTCGGCTCCTACCGTAGCCGCCGTGTCGACGCCCTCAACCGCGCTGATGAGCGTAAGGATTACACCGTCGTCTGCGTTGCCGTCCGCGCCTGCAACCGCTGCCGTCACAGCGCCTGAACCGGCTCCGTCCACCAGCGTCACATCGGCGTCCAGGGTATATATCGTTTCTTCCGCCGTTTTGACTTCCGTCCCCAGGGGAATAACCGATCCGGTGATTCCCGTAAAACTTACAGAGCCTGAAGCATACTCCGCCGCTTTGCGATAAATGCCCCAGATGGCCGCCCACCGCTCCAGGTATTCCATTTCCGCCGTATCATAAATAATTTGCTGCGCTATGTAGGCCAGATGGCCGTGCAGGCCATGAGCGCCGCCTGCGTGCATCTTGGCCAGGGCATGTGTGTTTGCGCGCCTCAGCGCGGCATCCGTGCCCTGCATATAACTGTTGAGCATATTGACAGCCCGTTTGATTAATTCCGATAAAGTCGGTCTCTGCCACATATCAGTTCCCCTTCCAGAAAATTTCAAATCTGTATTTCGTTGCGAGGTTATTGCCCCGCGTCATCGTTACGGTCAATCCCAGCACGCCGTCACGAATCACCTCCGCCTGGCAATTCACCGACTGGACAACGCCGTCTTCCACCATCCATGTCAGCGCTTCGAAGGCGTATTCTTCCACGCGCCGCAGAACGGTTGTCATTTGTTTCTCGCGATACACCAGCCACAGCCGCGAGCCAAAAAAATCATTCTGCTCTTCCGCGTAAGCGTCCGCCCACCAGCCGCGCCGGTCGTCTCCGGACGGCAGCATGTCATCTTTTTTAGCTCTGCGGTCGGCAAAGAGCGACAGCATCACCGCCGTTTCCAACCCGTTATCCGCCGTCAGGCCGGGCGCGGTAATGCCCCATGAAAAGGATACGGTATCAGGATTGTATATTGCCTTAATGTCTGACACCCTACCACCCCCACCTGGCCTCCCCCCTCGAGGGGGAGGGAATATTATTCACGTTTAACGTTTTACTTTTCACGTCCCTAGCCTGCCTTCGTAATCGTTGTCGCCACGTTTTCCAGCGTCAGGGGCGAAGTCGGCACCAGGCCGCCATGCGTGTGAGCGTTGAAAAGCTCAATCAACCGCTCGTCAATTATTTTCCGCATCGTGCCTTCCGAACCGCCCAGCTCTATTTTTGTGGCACTGTTGAGCGTCACGTTGTCGCAGTTCACGATAATTTCTCCGTCGCTTTCGATGGTGACCTTGTTGCCGCCTTTAATGCGGATGGTCTTCTCGCTTTCCAGGTCGTAGCTTTCGGATGTTGTTTTGGCTTCTTTTTTTGTCGATGTATTGATTTCGTCTTCCGAATTCAGAGTTCTTTTTTTTGTTTCGGTTACAATTTCATTTTCAATATTTTCTTCGAGCTTATTGCCGCTGTAAATTTCAATAATTTTATTACGCTTAAAATGTATCTTGTCACCCTCATCCGTGTAGAGAGCGACTTCGCCGCCCTCTAGACTCTTCAGCCGATATCGCCGGTCGTCTGTCTTGATGATGACGCTGTGATCGCGATTGCCGCCGATGCACACGACAATGGCCTCCGCCTTATCCAGCGGAACGCTCGTAAATCCATATTCGCAGAACCGCTCCAGATCGGAGTAAACCTCATCCTTCAGCATCTTCACCTGCATTTCCTGCATTTTCGGATCGTCGTTTACTTTTTTAATGACGCCACGGGAAATTGACATGCGAATCATTCTATGAAACGGCGCGATCATGCGTTTAAAATCTTCAATACTCATACCAGCGACTCCGTCTTTTGAGCTTTGAATTTAACATTCGGTGTAGTGCCCAACTCAAACGCCTCGCGCGGGCAGAGTTCCAACAGCGTTCGGCTTCCGCTGTCGTCCAGAACGTACGTGCAGCGGGTAATCAGCAACGGCTGGAATATGCCCAGATAATCATCTATGACCATAACCATCTTATTGGGCTGCCAGATGCGTGTCGGAAGATATTCCCAGCCGGAGACCGTATATTGCACACGGATGGCGCGGCCTGCGCGAACATTGCGTTCCCACTTGGCGCGCTCGGAATAGGTCATATTATCGCCCTGTTCGGCGTAGATGATTTTCGGGCGATGACGTATTACGCCGGAATCCTCAGCCTCGCTTTTAAGTTGCATGTGATCTTCCGGTTTGGAATATTGGTCTCCTCCCGGTGCCTGCCCCTTGACGATATATTTGCTGAAACGATCCTTATGCGAATAATTTCCTGCGCCGCGTTCAATGTTTTTGCCCTTGACCAATGCCGTGGGAATCATGCTCAATCCGGCGCGCGTTAATACCAGTCCGCCGTTGCCGTCCGAAAGAGGCAGAACGCCGCGTTGTCGGCAGGCCCGATCCAGCGTTTCATAAACCGATTCGCCGTCCTGAATTGCAAAGACATCGAACGGCTTGCCCAGCGCAGTTTCCGCCGACACCGATATCCCATACGGCAGGCACAGATCCGTGGCGATTTTCTGAAGACCGGCTTTCTTCCACTGGCCTGATTTGTAGATAGCCGAACAGTCCACCAGGTCTCCGGTGGCGTCTCTTCCGGTCACGCGCAATATATGGTTGCGTTCATCATATTCCGGGCATTGATCATCAATGTAACCGGTGATCACCCGTGTAGGGCCGATAAGCACAAAACATTTCAGGCTCGGCATAATCGGCCAGGACATTGCGTTGGCCTGCCATTTATCGGACGCGGTCATGTCGAACGAACCGGCGATCTGCTCCATCCCGCAGGTGATCTCAATGGATTTCCATCCACGATACAGGACGCCCTGCACCAGCAAGATCACTTCAAAAAGTGGTTGCATCGCCGCATCAAACATTAAGCACCTCCAGCGCCACACCGCCGGGCACAAACAAAGGGTGCCTGATATTATTGCGGGCGATAATCTCCTCCGCGCGCGTTGCGTCGCCGTAAAGGCGCTGGGCAATGACCAGGGCGGGTTCAGTTGTGACCGGCGTATATTTAATGATGCGCGCGAGATTTGCGCCGCGTGTATTGATGTCCTTGACCACGGCGGCACGCAGATCCACCAGCGTTGCATAGACGCTGTCGTCCGCGACAAGCATTTCCGCATCAATAGCGGCCAGCAGGCGGGTCATCAGGGCGACGGCTGCGTCATACGATATGTAATCGATTGTCGAGGCTGTGCGCGCCGCTTCCGCAATGGCCGTCACGCGGATCAGCGCGTTCAACGCATCGCGGTTGGCCGCCTGCGCGATGCGCGCAGGTGTCGTTCGCGGCAAGGCATTTGATGACAATGTCGAAATGGAACTGGTGGACGTGCCGAAATCGCAAAGCGCGGAATAAGCGTTGAACAGGGTTGTCGGCAGATTGAGGGCCTTATCATAACGGCTGGTGATTCCGTCATCCGATATCGCGTCTTCCATCAGCGATAGCGGTTCGAGCGCCGCCGTGCGAAGCGACGTGAAAAGGCCGGTAATCGTTTCCGACAAAATGGCTGGTGTGTTGATCAGCGTAGCTTCAGTTTTTTCCAGCGTATCAATATCCAGCATCAACGCCGGTGTTTTTGCGTTGGCCGGAAAAGATTCCGCCACGCCTCTGATGCCGCCGCGAAATTTCCCGATGATATTCAGCCCGTCCGCCGCAACAAACTGCGGTCTGCCGGCAACGGAGAATCTCGCCCCGAAAGACGACCTGCCCGCGCCGATTGATGCGCCCGCGTGGGTGTCTACCGCAAGCGCCGTATCCAACCCGGCAGACGGGAAAAACATATTCTCCTGAGGAGCGAGAATGAAGGGAATATCGAAACGGCACATGCCGCCTTCGTCATTGGATTCCGTCATCCGCACGGGGCCGTTCAGGCAGACCTGCATCATGCCCATTGTCGGATGCATAAGCGTACCGGCGCCTTTTGTTTCCAGCGCCTGAATCAGGTTGTCGCGCTGATCAATATAATCACGCCCGATGACAAAGCATTCCAGATTGAATTCCCTGGGCAGCTTGCCCAGATCCTCGGTGTAGGCTTCATCGCGCTGCGGATAATCGTGGCGCGCCGTTTTCCTGCCGACAAGTACACCGCTGTGCCGCCAGCAGAATTCCACGCCGCGAAAAGAGCCTTTCATCCATTTATAATGCCAGTCCAAATTTAAAAACTCCGTTAAAAAATTAGTTGATAGTTGATGGTGTATGGTTGATAGTATTTCTATCCACTATCCACTATCCACCATTCACTGCCTTAAACGCCTCTCATCAACGGCCCGGTGGAGACATCCAAAGGAACCGCCTTGTTAGTGGTTTGAATATTTTTAACAACAGCGCCGTTCTGTGTGAATTCGATTTGTATTTTCCCGCCGACATTGATAGGTTCTTCTTTGCCTTTGAGCAGAGCTGCAATCCCTTCTTTGAGGTCATAAGCCCAATCGCCCCATTTACCTTTAAACACTTCCAGTTGTTCTCCGCCTGTCGTTGCCTGATTGATCCAGTTATCGCCGCTGCCTCCGCGCATGGCATCAACTAATGAAAGTGCCGCTGTTGTGGACGCTGTAAGAGCAGCGATGATTGATCCTATCGTCATTCCTGCCCCGGCCAGGGCCGCTAATTTTGCCGCACCTGGTATTTTAATAACTGCCGGGATGCCTGTACTTGCCCCTAGACCGCCAGCGGGCCAGTTCGTCACAAATACCGGCTGCACGCCGGTTGCCGCTTCGACTGCCTTGCCTTTGGCAATGCCTGCCGCCGTGCCGCCCATACCTGCAAGCATACCCTTCAGGCCGCCCATGCCCTTTAAAACACGGGAGCCAGCCATGCCGCCTTTAATGAGTTTGTATAGTCCATACGCGCCCACTCCCAGCGCGCCAACGGTTAATCCACCAGAGAAAATTCCGGATAATACAGGGCCTTTATCTGCAATCTCGCCGATCTTACCGACAACGTCGTTGAGCATCGACAATACTTTGGCCAGTGGCGCAAGCAATGGATCGAATAACGCTGCCAATGTTGTTTTTGATGTCCCGGCCAGCGCCTTGATGTTGGCGTTCAATCCTTTAAGCCGCTCATCCATTTTTTTTGTGATATCCGCAGCGCGTTCAACGGATTGTCCGAAAGATTCCCATGATGCGTCGCCTTCTTTAATGAGCGCGATAGCCGCCCTCGCGCCTTCATCGCCGAATACGCGCTGCATGACGACCATCTTTTCCTGATCGGTGAGTTTCTTCATTGCCTGGCGCATATTATCAATAATCGCGGGGATCGTTTTTAATTTTCCCTGCTTGTCGAAAAACTCAAGAGGCTTCGCCCCGCGCCCTTCCAGCATGGCGTTGATTTTGAGCAGCATGTGTTTGACTCCCCGCGTGCCACCGGTCAGACGAATTAAAAACGCATTGAGCGACGTGCCGCCCATCGAACCACGCAGACCGGATTGCGCCACCAGGCCTTGCAGTTTCAACGTGTCCTGCCAGGATAATTTCATGGCCGCCGCCGTGCCGGAAAGATATTTCATGCCCTCCATCAATTCGGGAATCGTTGTGGCGCTGGCCGCATCAACGCGCTGAATGAAATCGGCCAGCTCTCCGAACTGCGAGCCCTTGACATTAAACGGCGTGGACATCATGACCATAGATTCTGCTATCGTCTCCGGCAGTTCTTTGGATAACGTGGCCAGAGCGGTTGCCGCATATGCCGCACCGCGTTTGCCGACAACGTCCTGAATTTTCAAACCGGCTTTGAGAAATACATTTTCGATGTCGACAACTTCTTTTGCTCCGAAGGGCGCGACTTTGGATACATCAACCGCCGTGCGCCTGACTTCGGCCAATTCCTTATTGAGATCTGCCGCGTTCTTTCCGGACTCCATCAGATTCATCTTGACATCGATCATGGCTTCCTGCAGCTCGCCTGCAGCAGCGACACCGGGACGTATTTTATTAATCATGTACGCCGACGCGGCGATGGCTTTTAACCCGGTGGTAATTTGCCGGGACATCTCGTCAAAATCTTTCTTGACTTCCTTCGAGGCGGAGCCTAAACTCATAATCGAGTTTCGCACGCGGGCGGCAATGCCCGATACCATATCAATCGCGGAAAACTGGAGAGCGACCGTCATGATATTAGACATATTTTTTACCTCCCTTATCGCCGCTGCAGTCGTGTTGGCCGTCGTGTACGACGCACCCCGTCTTAAAGGCATCTGGATTATCGGCGCGCTGCTTTATATCGCGGGCGGGATAATGACCTTCCTGGCCGTGTATTTGATTTTTTATCCCCTGGTTGCCGACACTCATTATGTTTTTCTGCCCGGCGCTGCCGGGTTCCTCTTCTGGTCTTTTGTTTGCCTGCGTCTCTTTACCGGCGAGACGTCAGCAATTCATTGATGATGGACAAATACTCTTCCGCATCAACATCCGTCAGATCAAGCACGTCATCCTTTGGCAGACCCGCTTTTGCGAGCGCCAGAACCAGCATCCGGTGAGTTCTTGTCTTCGTCGCGAAAGGACTTCAAGCGATTCCGCAGCCTCTCCAGACCTTTGTTAATTTCGATCATGTCATCATCGCTCAGATCCAAAAGAAGAGCCGTGTTTATTTTATCTTTCGGAATGCTGCCGAACCTGATGATCTGACCGGCCAGAACCGCCAGCCCCAGATACGCTTCGTTCCTTTGCGCGCGGTCGTCTTCCAGTGCGTCAATGGAATCCCTGATTTTCTGCGGACGGACTTCCATCTCGCGATGCATGACGCCTTCGTATTCCAGGCCGTCTAACAATGTAATTTTTTCGGTTATCATAGTGAGCCTCCTCTTCTCTTTTTAGTTGATTGTTACCTATCCCGCTCCGCCCCGATAAATCGGGGCTTCGGGGATAGTTCGATCTAATCTTCGAGCTGCGCTACACTTGCTCTCAGATTGATCTTACTACGCTGCGATTTCTTCACACTTATGACCGTAGAACTTGACGGGAATTTTTCCGCCGTCTCCGGCTGTGATCTCCGGTGGTACCGACGACCAGGCGTTGGTCAGCGCATAGACCTGGCCGGTGTCCGCTTCAAAGGTTACTGTCGCGTCGGTAATCTCATGGATATCCTTTATGGTCGCACCGCGCCGCAGACTGATCTGACAATCCACAAAAGGCGCTTTCACTTCCTCCGCAAATCCGTGGACGGTGTCGCCTTCGACGACTTTGCGCTCCACGCCTCCCGTATTCAGCTTTGCGCCCTTGTCGGTCAGGAGCACATTGCCGTTATATTTTACTGTGGCTCTTCCTATTACTTGTGCCATGTTTGTATTACCTCCATAAAATAGTTGATGGTTTATGGTGGATGGTTGATAGTGAATGTACCTTCCCATCCACTATCCACTATCCACTGCTCCTATAGTCTGAACTGCAACTTCGCTGCGAAGATGCGGAACTGGTTAATGACGTCGGGCGGTATAATCGCGTCGACACGATCCGGATCTTGTGTATTGCGAATGACAACCAGATCCCGTTTGAACTGGGCAATATTTTCGACCAGGCCCAGATCCATCCACTGGATGGCCATCGCAATCAATTCCGCGCGAATTGTTTTCGGCGTGGCGATGAGTTGGCCGGGAGAAATCTCTGTGCCGTCATCAGCCAGTTTGTGGCGCGGATACCTGAGCGCCATGCGGACGCGCGTGCTGTATCGCAGATACGCGATGGTGCGCATGGTTTCCACGTTCAGATAACTGATATCGTCCACTCCGGCGTCATTCTGTTGGTAGGTTGTGATCATGCGCTGGATGTGGCAGACGCCGCCAATATCCACGGTGTAGGTGGATATGCCATCGAACAGGTGCAGGTTGCATTCCGCCTCGGTGTAACGATCCTCTTTTACCGGCGCCAGCACACCGGGCATTTCGATAGTCTGCAAAGGACGGTTGGGATCGGACGCTTCGCGCGCGCTGATCGCGCCGATAACGGCGGCGATTTCCCACGGCGTGGTGGGCGAATTCTGCGCGCCCATGATGCACAGGCATTCATCGTTGACGGAATTGCCCAGCGTGGCCAGATTCGCATGCGAGTCCGACGCAGCGGTAATAGCCATGCCTTCTTTTTTCACCATCGCGTTCCAGCGGCGTTGCATTTCCTCATACATCGTTGCGAGGTTGGCTGCGTCCGTCCACGGGAATATAATGGTGTGATACTGCTCATCGCCGATGGCGGCGAGGATATCGGCTATGTCCGGGTTGGCGGTTCCGCCGGTCATTGGGGTGATTGTTGCCGTCAGGCCCGCTGGCGTTCTTTCGCCCTGGTAGTAATTCAGGCGGATGTCTATGGAGTTGCCGCTCTCGCCATTCCAGCGGCAGGTGATATCGACCTTGCTTGCGTTTTCTCCATTCACCGCTGCGACGACAGGCAGATCGGTTTTGGCGTTGATGGCCGCCGCAACTTTGGTTGCCGATGCGGACGTTGTTTCGCCGGATACAATGGCGACCTTAATTCTCGTGCCGCCGATATAAACATAGAGCGTGCCCGTCTGCGTCACCGTGCCGCCGATGGTGATTGACCCTGCTGCCTTTGCGCCTGCAGCGTCCTCGTTGATTGCCACGGCCCAGCATTCGGTGTAACCGTTGGCATCCTTGAGGGCGTTGATCATGGCGCTAAGCTGCGAGCCGCGTCCGAAATACGCTTCACCCTGTTTTTTGTTGGTGATGGGCGTCGGTATCAATTCGGCCACGTTGCCTGTAGTGAGGCGCTGGCCCATCAGCAGAATAATGTGATGCTCAACGGGCAGGCCGCCGACAGCCATCGAATTGTCCGTCTCGACGTAGACGCCGGGGACTCTGAAATCAATCGGGATTTGATTAAATGAAATTGTCATGGTTATTTCACCCTATCCTTTTTCGCGGATGTGTCCGTTTTCTCAACGGGCGCAGGCGCTGCCGCGATTACATCGCCTGCCTTGATTCTGCGAATCCAATACGGTTCGCGTTCCTTGAACTCTCCCGACGCTTCCAGCGGCTTGGCCGTGACAGGGTCACGAACAATCAATCCAGGCTTTGCCGGTGTTAAAAATATTTTTGCCATAAATTAATACCTCCCAAAATAGTTAATGGTTTATTGTTGATAGTTGATAGTTGATGGTTTATGGTTTTTCTATTCACCATTCACTATTCACTATTTTCTCTCAGAGCCACGTCATCGCTTGCTTCATATCGCCCATCGGGCGTTGGCCCCAGATCCCAATCCGCGTGAAAACGCAGAAAATCATCGAGGACGGTATCGTCGGTGAGATCGGTAACATCGAACGCCACGGGCTGCTCCCATGTAACCGCCCAGAGAGCCAGTGCCTGTTCTTCGCCCGCCGGGTAAAGATTATTTGCCGCGACTTTTTCCGGAGCGGAAATATTCAGCCCCCACAGATTGCCGGGCACGGCCATCAATAAACGGGTGACTATCACCAGCGCGGCGGAATCACGCGGCACCTTCGGCTTGTCTGTCGCCACGACAAACGCACCGAACAGACACCGGCAGCGCACCTCGCCCGCCTGCAAGTCCGCTTCCTTGACGCCTAGAAACGACACCAGACATGTCATGGGACGCACCGCTATTTTGGCCAGCTCCTCATACAGCAACTCGCCGCGATGCGAACGGACATCCACGCTCAATCCTTTAAGAATTGCGTCACTATTCAGCGTGTTGATTATTCCGTTTCTTACGTCGTCGAGTGTCAATTTTAAAACTCCGTTAAAAAATTAGTTGATAGTTGATGGTGTATGGTTGATAATATTTCTATTCACTACCCACTATCCACCATTCACCAGCCCTTCATCTTATCCAGCGTGAAGATTCTGTCGCTGGACGTTTTATTCGCTTCCGCGTTGTCGGTTGTAGCCGCAGTCTCGCCGCTGCTTATCCCCAGTGAAACCTTGCCCGCGCTGATGGCCTGCAATAGCTTCAAAGCGTCTTCATAGCGTTTTCTTTTTTCCTCCGTAACGGACGGAGGCTTGGACATGAGATACAACCCGATATCCACGCACAGACGTTTAAGCACTGCCGGAACGGTGACCAGCGGCAGTGTGTACCTCGCGCCGACGTGCACGTTGATTTCATCGGTCGCGTCCGATAATCCCTGAGTGACAACCGCTTCATCTGCCGTGCCGTCGCCGTCGTGATCGGCGGCGATGAGAAGTTCGTCCTCGCCGTATCGGTCAATGATGTCCTGCTGTACTGCGTAGCTCATTTTTAAAACTCCGTTTTAAAAATTAGTTGATGGTTTATAGTTGATGGTATCTTTCTATCCACTATCCACTATCCACTATCCACTATCCACTAATAACTGATCCCACTATCACCAGCGTAAACATAATCGGCGAGAGCCTGTTGTCGCCGCTGCGCAGTTGTAGTTCGCCGATAAATTTTCCGCACGTTGCGGTATCCGCCGCAGTCAGGTCAACGTAGCCCTGACCTTTTGTAGCGTCGCTCCATGCCGCCGCTTTAGGGGCGATGACATATTCAGTGTCTGACAGTTTCGCCTTCGCGCCGAAGTACGGAGTCCACCCGCTGTAATCGAAATTTAAATCAAACGGAATGCGCGGCGTGTTCCCCTGGACAATTTCAATTTTTCGATCCTGAATTATTGTTGCCGAATAAACACGGCCTGTCATGACAGGTAGAATCATGCCGCGCTCGGAGACCTTGCCGTCCACATTGTCCTTGAGGAGTTTGCCGATAGAACCGATTGTCAGGATGGCGCTGGTGAGATAATCCCAGACCGCCGCCGCGACGCTGGCAACCAGCGTGCCGAAGGACGTGAGCGTGCGGGTGCTAACGGCCCAGACCGCCGCAGGCACAGCCAGAATGTTATTGTTGATGGTCGTCTGATTGGCTGACGTGGCCAGACCGGATTGAATAGTCTGAACGGAATGAATGGCTGCGTCCGCGCCGTGAATAATAAAATTATCGACGATCGCTTTTTCCGTGATCGAACCGACAGTTGCCTGAACGGAAATTTCGACCCTATCGTTGACCGAGTACGCCGGAACTGTGCCAGTGACTTTGTAGCGGCCCGTGTCAACCTTTGTTGTGGTAAGGACAAAATTTTCATCGTCCGCGCCGTTTCTTGACGCGACGGCAACCGGCGTCTCATCGGCGTCCGAAACACCGCCCGCCAAAAGCCTTGTTGTAAAATATTTAAAATATGGATCGCCCGGTCGATAAAACAACATTGGCTAAACTCCTCCCGGAATAATAATTGAACTGCCAAAAATGGAACCGCCGCCCGCACCTTCGCCTTGCACATAGGCCATCATGTTGTCAAAATAGATTTCGTTTTCGGCATCGGCGTTCGTTATCGTTTTTGTAATTTGGTCAATCCCGTCCTTATTCGCGTTGGGTACTGCTGAAATATCGATTTCCTTTTTCTCAAACTTATTTGCTTCCGTGATAGCAATATTGCTCTCGATAAGCGTTCCTCCGGAATCATGAAAACCGATTTTAAAATTCGTGCCAGTTCTCGAGGCCCGTACCTGTAGTTTTATTGTGTCTTGGTCTGTTAGATTAATGGTCGGAGAAACGGTACGGGTAATAGTCTTATTCAGCGATGTCGTTTGTGGAGCGACAATCTTCATTGAATAATCGCCTTCTTGTTTGATTGTTGACTCTGAATAAAGTTCAAACGGAAAAGCAATAAACGCTTCATTTTGTCTTAACAGCCTTGCTCCAGAGTTCGCAGTAAAAACAAATTCTGCGACATTGCAATTGCCAAGAATGTTGCCACCATTTTGCGAACCAACACAAATCGCAGCGCCACTGTTAAAAACATAATTAGCCGTATTAGATGACCCATTTACAGATTGAGCCACGCCATCGTAATACATGTAAACAACACCGGATAATCTTAATATTTCAATAACATGGTCATTTCCGTCAGTTATTGACGCTGGCAAAGTGCAATATGATTGATAGCCCTGATTACTAATACCAACGTATAAAACTCTTGTATTATACAAATGCACAATCATAGCGCCAGTAAAAGATTGTCCTAATAATGTGCTGTATGTTCGTAATGAGGAAAATCTGCCTCGGAGTGCAACATAGAAATCTCCTGTAGCTGGATTTAGATTTGCATTGTATGGCACTGACAAATAATGTGCTCCGTCAAATACTCCGCCTTTTGAAAAGTCAGTATTGCTAGTATATGCTATTCCAGTATTCGTAACGGTTGAACCCAAATCCAGC